GTGTAGGAGCGTTGATAGCACTTCTTAGAGTTGATCTATAAATTTTATACGCATCAATTTGTTCCTGTGTCATGTGTTCTGTGGCATCATTTGCTTGCGTATAATCTGTTCTGGCAAGTTCTCTAACAATGGTGGAATTGAGAATATTTTTAACGTTCTCAAAGGTAGATTGCATTTCAGCATCGTAATCAACTAGAATGTATTCTATTTTTCCTGTTTCTAGGTTTATCTTAAAAGAACTCATATTTTCTAAAGGAGCATCAACAATTAGTATTGACTGACCAGATTCAATCAAACTTTCTATATGTCTTTCTTCCATAAATCCTTGTGATAAGATGTTTCCTGTTTCTGGATCGTATCTGACAAAATATTTCATCATCTTGATAACTCCGTAATATACAGTGTTAGTTCACCACGAGGAGCATATGTTGTCCATCCGGTGGCATTTGAAGTTCTTAGATTTGCTCTAAATCTAATATCTGCTTCATCAGCAGAAATGACAGTATTAGACTGCCAAAATTCAACACCAGCAATCTCAACATATGGCGTAGATCCATTTACTTGTGACACATCTATTCTAAAGAAGTTGTAATTTCCAAATGTTTCTGGTATGTATAATCTTTTTTCACCAGTCGACCATCCTGTCTGATTAGTAACTGTATCTAGTGTAGTCCAAGTGGAATTATTATTTGATCCTCTGAGAGTCCAGTTTTTAGGAGCAGCATTGGGATTTGATGTTATTCCAGCTAGTGATTCCCAGAATGATATTGTTTTTAGTGCTTGCACATAATACGAACCTACATTTTGAGCAGGCTCAATGTAATAAGTTATCCATTCAGTTGTTGTGTTTGAAAAACTTCTCCATGCAGATGACTTACTATCATCGAAGGCGTATGATGCTGCATAAGAACTGGAATTTTGAGTGCTTGAACTGGTATTACCACCACGTATTCTATTACCACCACCCGATCCTCCTATGTATAAGAATGAATCTGTAAATGGCATTGCCGAGAATACACCAGAAGCAAATGATCCAAAGTATGAAGGTGTGTTTGCTATAACAGGTAAATCTGTCTTGGAGAAAATCTGAGAGTCATCAGCAAATACTGTTATTTGAGGAATACCACCAACAATCTCTACACCATCTGAAAAGGATGTATCTATTGTTCTGGGTATATAATGAAACATTACGACAACTCTTGAATTTCTACGAATGGTACAAACAATATCACCTGTATCTGCCCATCCATATCGTCCAAAATATGTAACTGTTCCCGTACCAAAAGCAGAGTGTGTTACAGAATAGTCTGCCAGCTGAGGATTATCAATAGTTCCTGCAACAACCAGATTACCATAGATATTAACATTAGAGACAATATCTAGATTATATACTGCACCTGTTCCGTTTGCCGCTTTGACACCACTAAAGAATAGACCGCCTGTTTGATTGTTAACATTAGCCTGAATAGCCCAATTAGCACCAATATTGTTTGCTGTATTAAATGCTGAAATTGACTGTGAAATAGAGGCACTAATTCTACTGTCATCGGTTGAAATCCATTCAGCACCGTATATACCGCTCCATGTGTAGAATTTATTATTATCGTCTGTATCATACCAACCAGGTTGATCGAAAGGCTGCCAATCTGTATAACCTGTTTGTCCTGCAGGAACAACACCAAAGTATGGTCTGGTGACGAAGACATATGGATTTGCGCCACCGCCTGCAGTGCCCTGATTATCACCTCTAATAATGAACTGGGCTCTTGTAGCTCCTGCAGGAGCTACACCTTTACATCCTACACGTTTATATCCTGATAATGAGGCGCCGCCTAAAAATTCAGAATCATTACCGCTAGTTCCACCAGAAGTATAACTATTAACTTCCGATAAATAACCCCAAGAAGAATTATAAAAAACTATAATAGCGTAGACACGACATCTATGAGCGCCTGTATATGCAGAAAACTCATAAGTCTTTCCTTCAACAATATTATATGACTGACCAAAACCGTTTAAATCTAAAACATAAGTTCCAGCACCCGGAGCAGGTAAGTTTCCTGCAAGATTTGTATAGATTGTATGACCATCTGCTAGTGTCCATCCTCCCAAATCATAACCAAATCCTTGACCCAAACCAGTATTTGTATAAACTCCAATACCAGCCATAGTGGGATCATCAAGATTGCCCACTGGACAAGCCTGAAGTCCAGGAGGAAACATATTTGCATATAAAGGTGTGCTAGTCTGTCTAAACAGTTTTTTGGCATTTATTCTTGAATTTGTAGATACTGAAACAGTATCAATCTTGGAAGAAAGGGCACCATCGGCAGAAACAAAAGCACCTGCTAGAGTATTAACATTAGCAGAGAGTGTTCTGTTGTTAGTTGTTACATCTGCTCGCAAAGTTCCAACTGTCGTGGCTAACGAGTTAGCATTAGAGGTAAATGCTGCTGATAGTTGATTTACATTAGCACTTAAGGACTGATTGTTATTTGTTACTGCTGTCTGCAAGTTACCAATAGTCGTGGCCAGAGAACTAGTGTTTGTTGTAAATGCTGCTGATAGTTGATTTACATTAGCACTTAAGGACTGATTGTTGTTCGTTACTGCTGTTTGTAGTTGACCAATAGTCGTGGCCAGAGAACTAGTATTTGTTGTAAATGCTGCCGACAACTGATTTACGTTAGCAGAGAGTGTTCTGTTGTTAGTTGTCACATCTGCTCGCAAAGTTCCAACTGTCGTGGCTAACGAGTTAGCATTAGAAGTAAATGCTGCCGACAACTGATTTACGTTAGCACTTAAGGACTGATTGTTGCTTGTTACCGCAGTTTGCAGATTGCCAATAGTAGTTGCCAGAGAACTAGTATTTGTTGTAAATGCTGCTGATAGTTGATTTACGTTAGCACTTAAGGACTGATTGTTGCTTGTTACCGCAGTTTGCAGATTGCCAATAGTAGTTGCTAACGAGTTAGCATTAGAGGTGAAGGCTGCCGACAACTGATTTACGTTAGCGGATAGAGATTGATTATTGTTCGTTACTGCTGTTTGCAGATTGCCAATAGTAGTTGCTAGAGAACTAGTATTTGTTGTAAATGCTGCTGATAGTTGATTTACGTTAGCAGAGAGTGTTCTGTTGTTAGTTGTTACCGCTGTCTGTAGGTTGCTAACTGTCGTGGCTAACGAGTTAGCATTAGAGGTAAATGCTGCCGACAACTGATTTACGTTAGCGGATAGAGATTGATTATTGTTTGTAACGGCAGTCTGTAGTTGACCAATAGTCGTGGCCAGCGAACTACTGTTGGTTGTAAATGCTGCTGATAGTTGATTTACGTTAGCGGATAGAGACTGATTATTGTTTGTTACCGCAGTTTGCAGATTGCCAATAGTAGTTGCTAGAGAACTACTGTTGGTTGTGAATGCGGCTGACAATGTGGAAATATTGGCTGATAATGATGCAGCATTTGTATTACTATAAGATGAAAGACTATCAATTCTAGTCGCTAATGCACTATTACCAGTAACAACTGTAGATGCTAATGTAGAAATATTAGCACCTAGTGATGCAGCATTAGTGTTACTAAAGGAAGACAATCCATCAATACGTAGAGCAATAGAAGTATTGGCGTTTGTAAATGTAGATGCTAATGTAGAAATATTAGCACCTAGTGATGCAGCATTAGTGTTACTAAAGGAAGACAATCCATCAATACGTAGAGCAGTTGCACTATTAGCAGTAGTGAATGTTGCAGCAAGAGTGAATATGTTAGCGGACTGTTGTGCGGAATTAGTATTTGAAAAAGAGGATAGTCCATCAATTCTGGTCGACAATGCACTATTAGCATCGGTAAATGTTGCTACAAGAGTTATAACATTTGCAGATTGCTGTGCAGCATTTGTATTACTGAATGAACTTAGTCCGTCAATTCTTGCTGCTAATGCGCTATTAGATGTAACAACCGTAGTTGCTAGTGTAGCAATATTGGCACCCAGAGATGCAGCATTGGTGTTACTAAAAGAACTTAAACCATCTATGCGTAATGCGATGGATGTGTTGGCATTTGTAAATGTAGATGCCAGTGTGGATATATTAGCACCTAACGATGCAGCATTGGTGTTGCTGAAAGAACTTAGTCCATCAATACGTAATGCAGTGGCACTATTAGCGTTGGTAAATGTTGCTGCAAGAGTGAATACATTTGCAGATTGCTGTGCAGCATTAGTATTTGAAAAAGAGGATAGTCCATCAATTCTGGTCGACAATGCACTATTAGCATCGGTAAATGTTGCTACAAGAGTTATAACATTTGCAGATTGTTGTGCTGCATTTGTATTGGAGAATGACGATAGACCATCAATTCTTGCTGCAAGAGAAGAATTTGCCGTTACGACGGTAGTTGCTAGTGTAGCAATATTAGCACCTAACGATGCAGCATTGGTGTTGCTGAAAGAACTTAAACCATCTATGCGTAATGCAATTGACGTATTTGCATTTGTAAATGTAGATGCCAATGTAGAAATATTAGCACCAAGACTTGCTGCATTTGTATTAGAGAAAGAGGATAGACCATCAATACGTAATGCAGTGGCACTATTTGCAGTAGTAAATGTTGCTGCAAGAGTGAATACATTTGCAGATTGCTGTGCAGCATTGGTATTACTAAATGCACTAAGTCCATCAATTCTTGTAGACAGCGCAGTATTAGCATCGGTAAATGTTGCTACAAGAGTTATAACATTTGCAGATTGTTGTGCTGCATTTGTATTAGAGAAAGAGGATAGTCCATCTATTCTTGCCGCAAGTGCTGTATTACCGGTAACAACGGTAGTTGCTAGTGTAGCAATATTAGCACCTAACGATGCAGCATTGGTGTTGCTGAAAGAACTTAGTCCATCAATACGTAGTGCAATAGATGTGTTGGCATTTGTAAATGTTGCAGCCAATGTGGAAATGTTAGCACCAAGACTTGCTGCATTTGTATTACTAAATGATGATAGTCCATCGATGCGTAGAGCAGTTGCACTATTTGCTGTAGTAAATGTTGCAGCCAATGTGGAAATGTTAGCACCTAATGATGCCGCATTTGTGTTACTAAATGATGACAGTCCATCAATTCTAGTTGCTAAAGATGTATTTGCTGTAGTGAATGTTGCTGCAAGAGTTATAATATTTGCAGATAGAGTTGATGTATTGGTGTTACTAAATGAACTTAAACTATCAATTCTTGTTGCGAGTGCGGAGTTACCTGTGACAACTGTGGTTGCCAATGTTGCTATATTAGCACCTAGACTTGCTGCATTGGTATTAGAGAAAGAGGATAGACCGTCAATACGTAGTGCAATAGAAGTATTCGCATTTGTAAATGTGCCAGCTAAGGTAGAAATGTTAGCGCCTAATGATGCTGCGTTTGTATTACTAAATGATGATAGTCCGTCGATGCGTAATGCTGTTGCACTATTTGCGGTAGTGAATGTGGATGCAAGAGTAAATACGTTTGCGGATTGCTGTGCAGCATTTGTATTGCTAAATGCACTAAGTCCATCAATTCTAGTTGCTAAAGATGTATTTGCTGTAGTGAATGTTGCTGCAAGAGTTATAACATTTGCAGATTGCTGTGCTGCATTAGTGTTAGAAAATGATGAAAGACTATCAATTCTAGTCGCTAATGCACTATTACCTGTGACAACTGTAGTTGCTAGTGTAGCGATATTGGCACCTAGTGATGCAGCATTTGTATTGCTAAACGAACTTAGTCCGTCAATACGTAATGCAATTGAACTATTGGCAGTAGTAAATGTTGCAGCGAGTGTGAGTATGTTAGCGGACTGTTGTGCGGAATTGGTATTACTAAAAGAACTTAGTCCATCTATTCTGGTTGCCAATGCTGTATTAGCATCGGTGAATGTTGTGGCAAGAGTTATAACATTTGCAGATTGCTGTGCTGCATTTGTGTTACTAAACGAACTTAGTCCATCTATTCTTGCTGCTAATGCACTATTACTTGTTACCACTGTTGCTGCTAATGTTGAGATATTCGCACCCAAAGATGCAGCATTTGTATTGCTAAAAGAAGATAGTCCATCTATTCTTATAGAAAGAGCAGAGTTGCCTGTAACAACTGTTGTTGCCAATGTAGAAATATTAGCACCAAGACTTGCTGCATTTGTATTAGAGAAAGAGGATAATCCATCTATTCTTGCTGCAATTGCAGTATTGGAGTTTACGAATGTTGCAGATAGAGTTGATATGTTAGCGCCGAGACTTGCAGCATTTGTATTACTATAAACGGATAGAGCATCAATTCTTGCCGCAAGAGCAGTATTGCCAGTGTTGATAGATGAAAACTCACTAACGTAGAATGTATGATAATTGTTTACGTTACTTCTAACCGCATTGGCATATGTGAAGGAATCATTTGCTAATGTGAATACTGTATTGGTTAATTGTAAAGCAGAATTTGTTAATTGTAACGATGTTGCTAATGCACTATTGGATGCATTAAAGACTCTTGCTACGGAAGTATTTGTTAGTGATGATAACTGATCAACCTCGTTAACAATTTCATTGTATGATGTTGTAAGTGAATCTACCGAGTTATTGACAATTGAATAGACTGTATTTGTTCTACCAAAAATAGTATTTACTTGAGCAGAGACAGTGTTTGTTGTTGTGTTAGTAATACCAAAAACTGTATTGACTTGACCAAATACTAGATTAGACTGGGTTGATATTGTATTAATGGCATTATTAGTGATCGTTGAAATCGTATTGACTTGACCAAATACCAGATTGGATTGATTGCCAATTGTTGCAACAGACGTATTAACGAATCCATAAGATGCATTGATTGCACCGAAAATTGTATTAGTCTGTCCAAAGATTGTTGCAACAGAAGTATTGACTGTTTGGAATACAGTATTAGTAATACCATAGATTGTGTTAGTCTGTCCAAAGATCGTGGCAACAGAAGTATTGACTGTTTGGAATACAGTATTGGTTACGCCAAATACAGTATTGATCTGTCCATTTAATTGTGTAGTTGCTGTATTTAAAGATTGAAAGGCGCTATTGACAGTGCTATAGACAAGGTTAGACGCATCAAATATAAGTTTTTGTGCAGTATTAGTAACATTTGCTACACTGTTGATTCTCGATGTTATAGCATTCACATTAGCAGTTATTGAATTGCCAACATTGCCTGTGATTGTATTAGCAAAATCAAAAGAAGCATTTGTTGATCTATGTATTGTATTTACTAAATTTGAAAGATTATGTATATCTGTTGTAATAATAAAAAATCTAGAGTTAACATTAGACCCTAATAGGTCAATTGATGCTGCGGCCGAGTATGTATTACTACTTGTATTAAGAACACTTGCGATTAGATTCTTAAGACTGGAATCTCCAATGAATAGATCATTTGATATAAAAACGCTACTAAGATATGATGTATTAGCATAGAAAACGTTTGCTTCCACATTTGATAGATTAGCGTAGAATGCGGTAACATTAGAAAGAGAAACTTCATTTAGATTTACTTGATTGTTGGCAACAACGTTACCTGAGATTATTAGACTACCAGTCGTATCTATTGTGAAGACTGAGTTTCCGTTTAATCTAAAATTAACAATCTTAGAATTAGCGCCGTGACCTGTCGAGGTTATGTTTAGTCCAAGACCAACGAAATCAGTATTTGGTGAATAGTTCAGAACTACATTCGCTAAACCATTTGCATTCGCAGTATTGGCAATAACCTGAATAATAGGATCTGTATTAGCGGGATCGGTATTGGCCGATTTCGTTACTGTATTGGCCCAAATTCTTGTTAGATTGTCTATTCTTACTGTCATCCAGTTGTTACCACGTAATCTGAGTTGTAATCCTGACTTGGTTTGCCAGTGAAATGTTGATCAACCGCAATCACGCCTGCATCATCTGTAACGGCTACTATCATAACCTCTGTATAATCTACTGAGGTATTAGCATGGTCATATGCATTGCTTCTCTCAAAGTTTGTTAATGTAAAACTATTTCCAGAATCTTGACCGACTAGTGTTTGTCCTGCTTGAGGAGTTGTCGATCCCATATTCTGTAATACAGCAGATGCCTGACCATTACCGATATTAATAAAATTTTTAACTTGTCCTACGACTTGACCGCCTACAGAAACAAGTTCACCTATATTTAGGTTACCTCCAAGAATGTTTCCTAAACCTCCACCAGATCGCCCTCCATAAGCAATTATGTTTGGAGAACCTTGCGCTGGATCTGTTGGAGAGAATGGATGTTGAACAAGACCTTCAGTATCAGGAAGGGCAGTGTCGCCCATAGCAACTATTAATCTTTTGCCTTCAATTATTATGTTGCCCGGACCGTAACGTGCTATTAAGTCGCCGCCGTTTCCGTGTGTATCTTTATCACCTTCAACGGCAGCGAGGACTCCATTCATAATGACGCTACTTTGACCTGTGACTAATGTTTGTGCGCCACAGAATCTTAGCATCTGGTCAAGGTGGACTGGCGGCATTCTTTCTTGGTCTCCCTCTTCCTCTTTTTTCTTCTACTTTTAGTATATCTGGAATATTTATAACGACAATATCCTTTTGATTTGAAATCTCTGCAATAGTTGATATACCTGTTGAACCAAAACCACCTGCTCTATTTGTCTTTGGAATAGGACGCATAGGTGTCTGTTCAATAGCATATTCAATGTTCTTAACTAGTTCGGCTTGAGCAATACGATCACCATCATTGATCGTAATAGAATTTTCAGAAATGTTATGAATCAAAACCATTAGTTCTTCAACATAGTCAGAATCAATAACACCTTCTGCATTTGCAAGAACCAAACCTTGCTTCAAAGACATACCAGATCGTGCATGAACACGAACCGAATAACCTTCGGGAATATCTAGAATGAGACCTGTTGGCACCATCATTCTATCACCAGGACTAATCGTCAAAGCACCTCTATACATTCTTGATATAGGCTTATTCTTGCCTGAGTATCCTTTGATTTCTGATTTACCTGAACCCTGAAATGCTAAATCAAAACATGCTGATTGTGTGGTTTGATGAACAGGTAGTGAAACTTTAGGATGAACTTTATACATTTTCAGTAGTGTCATAATATAAACTCCAATTGTTAATCTTCATTATGTCTTTTTTTGCCTAGTGAATACTTGGCGACCAAGTTCCATTCAGGCTTTTCCATGTATGATATGATTTTGATTCTGTTAAGAGGTGTTAGAGGTTCTTTGCTCTTATCAGGATCGACAAGAGTTATTAGTCCCCACTCTGCCAATAGATTAGCAATCGTGTTTCTTCTACCACGATCTTCGTCAGAAAAGTCTGTTGCTTTTCCATCTAGCATGAACATTTCTTTGAAATGAACTAAGTAATACTTGCCTTGCTTATGTAAAATATGACAAGACTGATACAGTGTCTTATCTTTCTTAGATGCAACACCTATACGAGTTAATGTCTCTTTTACCTTTAAGAAGGCTTGCGGATCAGGAAGCCTTACTTCCACGAAGTCTTCTAGGTTTGCTGTCATTTATGCCACCTTTGTTTAATTCTTTTCTTATTTCTTCTAACTGGGTAGCGTTTAGCAGAACCAATGCTTCTTTGGCCTTCTCGTTGGAATAACGATAATACTCCTTTACGGCTTCCAAATTCTCAATGGTTTCACGCTTTTCCCATTTTCTAAAAGGGCGTTTATACCCTCTTATGCTATTTAGTAGAAACTGATATTGCATATTGGCAGACAAACTAGGATACTTATTCATCTCATTGGCTTGCATAACGCAATCGTAGTGAAACGAGATGGCCCGGTTCACTACGAAAGCATTATAATCTTTTTCGTTTTCAAGAACATCCTTCTTGGTATGTAGAATAGAAGGAATGATATCTTTAAAAAGATCGCTCATTTTATCTCACACTCTACCATGATTTCAGTCAAACAAGCCACAAGATTTAGTTCTTGATCTGCCACGAATGCAGATTGATATTGATACTTGGCAAGAGTAACAACAGCAGCAGGAATAGACTCTGGCTTTAGATACTCATTCAATCCATCATATACAGAACGATAGATACGAGAAGGATCAATGTCAGAGTTCACCACAACCCACTTACGCATAGTGCCAAAGTCTTTATCCTTTAATGCTTTGATTAGTTCAGATAAAGATTTAATACCATCAAGTTGACTAACAACACCAGCGTCAATGTTTCCAGACACAGCATGGCGTTGGAGTTCATTAAGAAGACGCCGATAGTCTGGGAAATACTTTTCAACAATCTTGATGAGAACCTGCTTGTCATATTCAACACCTTCTATCTTTAGAATTTCATTGACTCTTTTGAACATCTTGGTAGCCATTGTAGGCTTTTCACTAGACTTCAAGGTAAAGTCAACAACGGCACATCTAGAATGAATAGCGTCCTTGATCTTTGCCTTGAAGTTACAAGTGAAGATGAAAGAGCAGTTGTCAGAGAACTTTTCAATCACACCTCTAAGAGCATCTTGCGTATCTGGTGTTAGGCCGTCGGCTTCATCTAGAATGATAACCTTACGACCACCAGTAAGCGATACGGTTGACGCATAACCCACAACCTTTGTTCTTAGAACATCAATGCCTCTTTCTTCTGAGGAGTTGATGAAAAGATAATTACAACCGATTTCATCACACATAGCCATTGCTGCGGTAGTCTTACCACAACCAGCGGGTCCAGAAAGAAGGAGATTTGGAATCTCCCCCTTGTTCACATATTCTCGAAATGCATTCTTGATACGGTCAGGAAGCACACAGTCCTCAATTTTGTGAGGACGATACTTCTCAACCCATAGAAATTCTTCACTCATTCATTTTCCTCATAACGAAATGCACCAAGCATCATTATAATAGATGATAGAAGGAAAAACAACCAATGATTTGTATCATCGTGATTCATAATCCAATAATAAGATGCCGTTATAAAGTTTATAACACCTATCAACTCATAGATAAGGGCCATCATAGTTGTGTCTTCTCCATAACGGTTGTATAAAACTCTTCAAAGTCGGTGTTTTCTTGAACCTCGTCTTTGAAGTTTGCCTTAAAGTATGCCTTTGCCATGCGACGAATGAGTTTCTTATCAATGCCTAGTTTGTCGTTTAGTTCATTGATGGCCTCTTTCTGTAGTTCACGCTCGGCACCAATACGTGTCATGGAGTCATTCAACTCCATGATTGCCTTGCGAAACTGCTTGCGTTCCTCTTCGGTTAGTCCCTGCACCGAACGGTTCTGTTGATTATGTCCCATCATACTCATTATAGACCTCCATAACCAATACCAGAATGCTTCTCTCTAGCAGTCTGTTTTGTTTCAAGCAGTTGAATAATCCTGATTAGTAGTTCTACGATATATCTATCATCCATATTAGTCCACCTCAATAACTGCTGCCGGATTCACACACATGCCGTGACCTCCGTAGACACCACCGGCATCTTCACACTTTTTATTCTCTGTATATTCCTGATAGATGATAAGTCCAATAGCAAGAAACAACAGAAACAAACATCCAAAATAGAGACGCCATACATACATCACTTGGTCTCCAAAGCAATGAAATACTTTAGATTGCCTGCCTTGTTCTCAAACTTAGCAAAGGCACCAGTCTGAACCTCAACATCATAATCATCAGGAACCAACTTGAGATTTTCTGTCTTGAATGTGGCAATGAAGTCTTTGCCAGCATAATCACCAATCTTGATTGAACCTCGATTGGATGTATCATTTGCCTTTTCGTGAATGAGTAGATGTAGTTCACCATTCTTACCTTCGACAGAAAGATTTGGTAGAGAGTTCATTGTTGCCATCTTGAGCAACTTTTGAAACATAGCATTCGGTAGAGAGAACTTCACATCGACATTTTTCAAGACTAGTTCCTTATCTGGTGGGGTAATAATAAGATTTGGAGAGCAAGCAAAATAATCGAATGATAGTTCACCATCATCTAAAGTAACAGACTCTTTCTTGAACGTTAATTCTGGATTACGAAGAGTTGTTACATTACCTAAAAACTGATTTAGATCATAGATACCAAACTTGCTAGGCACATCATCTTCCAATGTTGCCTCAACAAGAATGGACTTTTCAGGTGAGATAGTCTTCTGTACCTTACCTGCATTTAGAACAACACCGCTATTGATTGAGGCAAAGTTCTTTAGAACGGTAAGAGCGGTTTCACTTAGTTTCATTATATACTCCTTTGTATCAAACTGGATGATGAAATATTGTAGTGGGTTTGTCTTCTACTGTCAAGACTAATTTTATCTTGTCTTTCAGTTCCTGTAATGTGCCATCGTTGTCTATAACATAGTCCGGCACAACTGAATTCCATGCTGTTTCGGATATATGCATCTTCATCTGCTCTTCCAAAGAAGGTTCTTCTCCTCGTTTGACACGAACAATAACACCACCAGCACTCCGAACAAAATCGAGTTCATTAGGAAAACGACAGTCAGAGATAACCACATCTTCATATCCATGAATGCGTTTCTCTAAAGCAGCGATCCAGATGTTATCTGCGATTCCGTACCTACATGCTTCTGTTCCCATTTTCTGTAGAATGAGGCGTGGCGTTACTTCGTAACCTAGTTTATGTGACCACCACGGATCAACACGCTCACGGAAGGCCCGTGATGCATTACTATCACCTTCTAGAAGACCACGAGGCCATGTGAAGATAGTGGCCACGGCATCCTTTAGAGCATCAGCAAAAGCGAATCCGTGATATCCATGTTCTCTGACAAGAATATCACGGACTGTCCCCTTGCCGGCTCCGATAAAGCCAACAAGACCTATGATCATCGTAAACTACCTGTAGTAGTGGCAACTGCGGTAAGATCACCCTGAAAAGCATATGTTCCAACATGTGTGGTCTTCATCCATGGACATAGCCAGATTTTATATCCAATCTTACGAGCATTCTGACAGAACATATAGTCTTCTGACAGATAACGATGTGATTCTGGATCAATTATCGTATCAAAATATGCATGAATATATCTTGAACCATCAAAGTTAGCTTGACCAACATGATCAGGTTTATAATGAAGCTCAGGATACTTTTCTGCATACACAGGAAAGACTTCTTTCTTGACCATCATAAAACCTGTACCAATTTCTAACACCTCTACAGGCTCTGTGACTTTAAATGTCGTTGTTCCTGGAACAGGATTGAATACATAGTCTCCGGTGACCTGATCTAATTCATTTGGGTTATAACCATCACGAATTTTGACAGTGCTGCTATTTGTGTCAACTTCACAATTTTTAGCAACTGCCTTAGAAACGTTAGACCAATTGATAGATTTCTTAGGATATGGACCACCAGCAATGTCAAAATCAAGAGCTAATAGTGCTAGAATGTCTTGAGGATTAAACTGAATGTCAGCGTCGATGAACAGCAAATGAGTGCATCCTGAACGAAGAAATTCATCAACAAGATAATTGCGGGCCCGAGTGATTAGGGATTCATTGAAGATAAAAGAAAAGCGACACTCAATACCATACTGAATGCATGTTGCTTGTAGATCAAGAATAGACTTTGTATAAAGTCCAAGACACTGACCACCGTAGCATGGCGTAGCAACAAATAACTTTTTCTTTCTCAATTCATCAGTAGAAACTTTAATTTCCATATTATTCTCCATACACGAAAAGCGTGGATGCATTTCTACACCCACGCCTTATATAGTAAACTTTTTAGATATTAACCTGCAAAGCGATAGAAAGCGGTGCGCTTACCATTCACCATGCGATAGTTGGTATAGATATCATAATACTCACGAAGATCAGAAACACGCTTCGAAACATTCTCACGAGGAACACGAGCGAGTGAAGCAACCTTATCAGCAGTAACACCAGCACCGGTGTTATACTTGCGAAGGACGTTTTCAATCTTTTCAATCTGAGTCTTACGAGCAGTAGCCATTATATATTCTCCATTCAAGGTTGTTGATGCTGGTGGTCGTGAAAGGAAAGGACCCGTGTATAACCACCAGCATCATTTTATTATACACGGGTATTCATGTTATGGGTTAGAAAGCAACCTCTTCACCCACAGGGGTTGTTTCCGATTCCGAAACAGGAGCCGGATCGACGGTTTCATCGACTTTCTTATAG